TTATATAGATAAGCGTGTTCAAGAGTTTCTAAATCATTAACATCAACTTTTCCATCATTATTAACGTCACCTTTTTTCGCCGCGGAACTAGTAGTTGTTGTAGTTGATTTAGTAGTTGTATCAGTAGTTGTAGTTGTATCAGTAGTTTTAGTTGCAGTATATCCATTTAATCCTTTACTCTTGATTATAGATGGAAAATCAACATAGCAATAATCCTTATCAACAACACCACTAATACCATCGACATATTGACTATCAATCTTATTAGTTTCTGCTCCATATTGCCATACATCATAACTGCCACTATAAGTGCATTTACTTGCCCATTGAGCTACCCAAATTGTATAATTCTTTTTAATCTCATCAGTAAAGTAATTAGTTAGATAATCAACATTACCATAGACACCAACATAATAACCTGCTTTTTCAAGTGCAGAACAGAATGTTTTAGTCCATTGAGAAATTGTAGCCTTAGTTGGAGTCACACCGTTCTTAACAGCATAATTATAACTATCATATTCCCAATCGTAATAAACTGGTAAATCAATTTTACCAAGATATGGTTTTAGAACGCTAATACAATATTCTGCCTCCTGTTTTGCAGAAGCATCTGTATAAGCATAACCAAACCAATAGACACCAACATGAAGACCAGCATTTGTAGCATCCTTAATGTATTCTACAAACTTTGGATCAGTTGTGCTATTACCATACCCAGCACGAATTATAACGCCATCAATTCCTGCTGATTTTACTCTTGAGAAATCAATAGTCCCATTATGCTTTGATACGTCTATTAATTTATATTTAATATCCATTTATATTCACCTCTATAAATTTGTCAACTCTGTCTGTTGCGTTTCAATTGAAGACTGTAGAGTCGAAATGGTTTTTAACAAAACATTTAATTCTGTTTCTGTTGCGTTACCATCTAGATAATCTTGATAAAGATTAACAAATTTTTTACTATATTTTGTTAACTTAGCATTATAACTATCAATTTTATCTGTAACGGTCTGAACGTCTTCATCCCTCTTTGCTTGCACTACTAAAGCTTCTCTATTGTCTGCTATATATTGAAGAATATCGTCCCCATCATATTGAATGATGGTATTATATTCATTATATGTATAATTTTTAACAACTTTTTTAATATTTTCTCTTAAAGTTATTTTATAAATTGTTCTACAAAGTAGTTCATAACTACTTTCATCAACAGTTGTTTTTGATATTCTATACATATGATCACCTCTAATAATTGATTACCTGTACAGTGACATATGAGAAATCATTTTGTCCCTTTTGAGTTCCTGTAATATATAAATAGTAATCTCCCGCGGTTAAAATGTCATTTGCTTGAATATAATAATTAGTATTACTATTTGTACCGCTAATTGAAACCGTTTGTGTAGCTGCAAAATCTTCATCTGCAATTTTTTCTACTACAGAAGCTACAATTTCATCTGCAGTTTCTCCTGTCGCTTTAATAGCATACATATTAAGAGTTTGGCTTGCCCAGCTATTAATATTACAATTAAATACGAATAAAATATGAGATGCACTAAGTTGAATTGGATTCATAAACAAAATGCCATTTTTTGTTGTATTATCTGCCCAGTTACCCATATAAATACCATAACGGCGAGTGCTGTCACCAATATAACTTTGATTATCTGTATTATCAATTTTATCAGTTTCTGATAATTTAGTAAAGCTTGCACCATCGTCTTCTGTAATATAAATTAAGTCGCCATAAGCACTAAGTGTTTCTTGAGCACTTGAAAAACTTGAAGAGTCAAATAGAATTGAGTCTAGTGTTTCTGTTGAATCTCCTCCACCTTCACAAGTACCTTCAACTCCAAAAATTGAAACCCCCTTTTTAATATTTTCGGGAATTAAATTTTCATCACCTTGAATTGTTTGAGTTCCATTTATGTAGATTCCCTTACTAATTGTTTTATTAATAGTAGAAGGAATGATTGTTTGTTCTTCTTGTAAAAGAATAGTACCAGTAATCTTTTTCCCATTGGCATATGCCGTTTTATCTAATAAAATATCATCAGCAGTAGCAGTAGCATCACTTGTATCTATTCCATCAACAGGAATATCTAATACCTTAGGGACTAAGGTATTAAGTTTCTCAGTCCCCTCGGCTTCGACTCCTTTGGAAGTTAGATTAGCTGCTAAATTTTTCTGCTGAACTTTTAATTCGTTTAAGAGTTCCGCAATTGTAGCCATTATTCTTCACTACCTCCCGCGTTTACAATAGTGTCTAAAACATCTTTAATGTTACCTAACATTTCATTTAAATCATTTAAGTTAATTCCTTCTGTAGTATCACCTAAGTAAATATTACCATTCCAGTCAATTGCAAATGCATTTTTACGATCGTTCTTATTAGTACCATTACCAATAGTAAATGCATAATTTTCATCAGCTATATTATATTGACCAATAGCCATAGATCCGTCTGCTGCTGCTACTGTACCTTGCCCACTAGCATGAGAATAATTTCCTTGTGCTGTTGTTTCTAGGCCTTCCGCATGAGAATATTCTCCTTGTGCTAGTGTTCCTGAACCTTCTGCATGAGAGGAACTTCCTTTAGCTTTACTGTAATAGCCTTCTGAATGTGCGCATTTACCTAAAGCTGCTGTGCTTTGACCTTCAGCGTGAGAATAATTTCCTGCAGATATTGATTCAATGCCTTCTGCATGAGAAGATAAACTTAAAGCGTATGTAGCATCGCCCTCTGCATGGGCATTCTGACCTGTATCATTATTAAAATCAATTACTTCTTTTACTTCTTGTTCTGTTGTGGAAGAATTTGAAAAATTGATAGCTGTAAATACTTTATCATTATTTCCTGTATGTGTTAAAGATCCTTCAACATGAGAGCGCTTAGCATAAGCGTAAGTATCGCTACCTTCTGAATGGCTATAATCACCAATAGCATGAGTATTTATACCTATCGCGAAGCTTCCAATTCCAGAAGCTAAAGTGTCATATCCAAGTGCATATGATGCTTCACCACTAGCAATTGTCTTATTGCCACTAGCATGAGAATAATTTCCAGTAGCTTTTGTCTGATATCCCTCTGAATGAGCAGCTACTCCACTTGCTTGAGTGCCATAACCCTCAGCATGACAATAATTAACTTGATTTTCTTCTGCTATAGAAATGCTACCATCATCATCAATAGAAACATTACTACTATCTACACCAGCATGAGTTGCTCCGCCTTCGGCGTGTGAACCTTCACCAGCAGAAATATTAGCAGATCCTTCAACGTGACCTGCATCACCAACAACAGTTGAATCAGAGCCTTCTGCATGAGAGCTAAATCCATTCGCAATTGTAGTGCTACCTTCAGCATGAGAACTATTACCGCTTGCTATTGAAGTATTACCTTCTGCGTGAGACGTATCTCCTGTTGCCTGAGTTCCTGAACCTTCCGCATGAGTAGTTGCGCCAGAAGCTGTAGAAGCATTACCTTCTGCATGAGCACTATGGCCACTAGCAATTGTATTATATCCTTCTGCATGAGCAGCACTTCCTGATGTAGAACTACCTGATCCTTCTGCGTGAGAATTATAACCCTCTGCAGTTGTACTATAACCTTCGGCATGAGCATAATATCCACTAGCCGTTGTTCTATTACCTTCTGAGTGTGCCATATTTCCCAATGCTTTAGTATTCAATCCTTCTGCATGAGAATAGTTACCAGTTGCAATATTTTCATTAGTTATACCCTTAGGTGTTTTTTGAGATACATTAAAGACTTCTGCTCCCGTACCAGCAGTATATGTCTTTGTAACATCTTGATTGTCAGCATCAGTGGTAGTAATTGAAAATTCATTACCAGTTACATCCGCGCCGACACCATAAATTGTTCCGTCTTCTGTATTTAAAATTGTATAGTTATCTATTTTAACTCCGCCAAGAACTGTATCTGAAGCAATTGGCAATTCATATGGATCGATTAAATCTTTTAAATCAATGTAAATATGAGTATTATCTGTATTAGCAATAGTCAAATCAATGTACTTATCCCCGACTTTTAATCCAGTTAAAGGTTTATCATCTTCAGTACATTCAAGAACTTCACCTGATTTTACAACCAAGTCTTTAGGAATATCAATAACATCACCTAAAGTTTGAGTTCCATCGGTTAATCTATAGGATTTAACTGTTGAATTATTGCTACTGTCAATTTGTTCAATTTTAAAATCTCCCATTTTTCTGATATCAATAGCAATATCATTGATATAGATATTTCCGTCCCAGCCTACACCGAATAGATTATGACGATTATCATCATCTGTACCATCGCCAATCAACATCGCATATTTTTCAGTGTCATCAGAAATGTTCCATTTACCTAGAACATCTTGATTTTCGCCCGCGGCGATAGTACCAGTACCTTGTGCATGAGATGCTTCACCAGATGCTACTGATTCAGTACCCTCTGCGTGAGAATAATTACCACTTGCAGTAGTATTACTACCCTCTGCATGAGAATTGCCGCCTTGTGCTTTAGTAGAAGTTCCTTCTGCGTGAGAAGCTCCGCCGCTTGCAATAGACCATACACCTTCTGCATGAGTGTTATATCCAGTCGCTTCTGTATTACTACCTTCGGCATGACCATAATTACCACTTGCAGTAGTATATAAGCCTTCTGCGTGTGAACCGAGTCCGATTGCTTTAGTAGAAGTGCCCTCTGCATGAGCAGAACTCTTACTTGCAGTAGTATTGACTCCTTCTGCATGAGAATAAATTCCACTTGCAGTAGTTTTTCCGCCCTCTGCGTGAGATCTTGTACCACTAGCGAGAGTATTCCAACCTTCTGCATGAGATATATCTCCAGTAGCTTGAGTCTTATATCCTTCTGCATGACAATATGTACTCTTTTGTTGTGTAATTTCGTCTGAATCATTTTTAATTTCTTCTTGACCTGCAATAGTATTATAACCTTCAGCGTGTGACCCCTCTTCAATAGCATGAGTACCAACGCCCTCTGCGTGAGAGCCTGTTCCATCAGCTATAGTATAAATTATACTAGTATCATCCGTTTCTGCAATAAAATATCCTTCTGAGTGAGAACTAATACCATTTGCTTGTGTTTGACTACCTTCGGCATGAGAAACAGATCCACTTGCAATTGAAGCATTGCCCTCTGCGTGAGAATATTCTCCTGATGCATTTGTAGATACGCCCTCTGCATGAGTTACATAACCTGTTGCTTGAGTTTGATATCCCTCTGCGTGAGATGAATCTCCACTTGCAGTAGTTGTACGACCTTCAGCATGAGCTAAATCGCCTGTTGCTTGAGATGATGCGCCCTCTGCATGGGAATTGTATCCACTAGCAGTAGTATTAGAACCTTCAGCATGAGCATTATCTTTTGTTGCATGAGTTTCAGCTCCTTCTGCATGAGCTGATAAACCTGATGCAATAGTAGATTGACCCTCAGCATGAGAGAAATTAGCTTGAGCTTCAGTTGCAATACCTTCAGCATGAGCATTATCTCCTGATGCAGTAGTATGATTACCTTCTGAATGTGAGTAATTTCCTAATGCATGAGTTGCAAAACCTTCTGCATGAGAATAATTACCAGCCGCAACATTTTCATTAATTATACCTTTAGCGGTCTTTTGAGATACATTAAAGACTTCTGCTCCAGTCCCTGCTGTATATGACGTTGTAGTTTCTATGTTACTATCAGATGTTGTTGTAATTGAAAATTCATTACCAGTTACATCCGCGCCAACACCATAAATTGTACCATCATCTTTGCTAAGAATTGTATACTTATCAATTTTTACGCCGCCAAGAATTGTGTCAGTTGCTATTGGTAATTCATATGGATCAACTAAATCCTTGAGATCAATGTAAATATGAGTGTTATCAGAATTAGCAATAGTCAAATCTATATATTTATCTCCAACCTTCAAACCAGTTAGAGGCTTGTTTTCTTCAGTACATTCAAGTACTTCACCTGATTTTACAACTAAATCTTTAGGAATGTTGATAATATCTCCTAAAGTGTCAGTTCCATCAGTTAATCTATATGCCTTTATTGCTGTAGTATCATCACTGTCAATTTCTTCAATTTTAAGATTATTAAGTTTAGTAAAATCAATAGCAATATCATTAATGTAGATATTTCCATCCCAACCAACGCCAAATAAGTTATGACGATTAGTATCAGATGTACCATCACCAATTAACATTGCATATCTTTTTGTATCATCAGCAATATTCCACTTACCAGAAACGTCCTGATTAGCACCAGCAGCAATAGTTCCCCATCCTTGTGCATGAGAATTTTCACCAGATGCAACAGTAGTATTTCCTTCTGCATGAGCACTCGCTGCTTTTGCAATTGTGCTAACACCTTCTGCATGAGAATATGATGAACTTGCTGTTGTTTTATAGCCTTCTGCATGAGAGCTAATCATGCTTGCTGTAGTGTTATAGCCTTCTGCATGAGTATATTTACCACTTGCTTGAGACTCAGAACCTTCTGCATGAGTATAATCTCCACTCGCTATTGTGCTATTACCTTCTGCATGAGTAGCATTTCCAGAAGCAGTACTGCTTATGCCTTCTGCATGAGCATATGGATTTGAAGCAACAGTCTTATATCCTTCTGCATGGCTATTAGGACCACTTGCTTCTGTACTATCGCCTTCAGCATGAGCATTATAACTGCTCGCTACTGTACTATTGCCCTCTGCATGAGCACCTTGTTTATTTGCAGTAGAACCTAAACCTTCAGCATGAGAGTAATCTCCACTTGCTTCAGTATTATTACCCTCTGCGTGTGCATTATATCCACTTGCTTCAGTTTCTTCGCCCTCTGCATGAGCTGAATCGCTTGATGCATATGTTGCATTTCCTTCTACGTGTGAATTATATCCACTGGCAATGCCTGCTATACCTTCTGCATGAGTTGATTCTGCAGCTGCTTGAACATTTACACCCTCTGCATGAGAATATTTACCAAGTGCACGAGCTTTATAACCCTCTGCATGAGAGGTATCTCCTGAAGCCTCAACTTCTTCTCCTTCTGCGTGGGAATTTAAGCCTGAAGCAATAGATTTGTATCCTTCAGCGTGTGAATATTGTCCTTTTGCTGTGGTTTCTCCACCCTCTGCATGAGAATTATTTCCACTTGCTGTAGTAGCACCACCTTCTGCGTGTGCACCTGTTCCAGAAGCAGTTGCGCCACCACCTTCAGCATGAGAAGTAGAACCACTTGCTGTAGTTCCGCCACCTTCAGCGTGAGAATAATCGCCAATAGCTTTAGTTGTTCTACCCTCTGAATGAGCATTTATTCCTACTGCTGTAGTACCAGTACCTTCTGCATGAGAATAATTACCAACAGCATAGTTAGTGTTAGTATCACCAAAATTTTGTCTACTAACATTAAATATTTCCGCACCAGTACCAGCTTGAGTTGTTGAAGTAGTATCACTAATTTCCGCTGCATCGTCTAGTAAGCTAATATTATAATCATTATCAATAGTATAAGTTGTTCCTGTAATATCAGCACCCGCGCCATAAATTACTCCGTCTTCATCTTCTGAAGTTTTCTTAATTGTAAAATTATCAATTAAAATTGTACTAGTATTATCACCAGTACCATCACCATCAGCGCCCTTTAGGTTTGGAGTTATAATAACAGTGCCATCGGCATTTGTAATATTTAATTTATAAACTTTAGAAGTATTATCAGGATTTTCTGTAATAGTTGGAGATACGCCATCTTTACCATCAGTACCATTTGTTCCATCAGTACCATTAGTACCATCTTGACCGTCAGCTCCGACAACTTTACCTACATCTTTAGAACTACCATCACTAAATTCGAGTTTTAATGTGCCCTCATCAGTAATAGAAGCATCAGTAATAGATATGCCATCTTCACCTTTATCTCCTTTTTCACCTTGGATACCCTGTTCGCCTTGAATACCTTGCTCACCTTGGATACCCTGTTCACCAGTATCACCCTTTTCACCTTGAAGACCTTGTTCGCCCTGTTCACCAGTGTCGCCTTTCTCACCTTTCTCGCCTTGAGGTCCTTTAACATTACCTACTGATTCCTCAGTATCATCAGTATAATATACAGTTAAATTACCTGTGAGATCAATAGCAACAGATTTAATTCCACGACCATCGTCTCCATCGTCACCCATAACATTGCCAGCGTTAATAGTAGTATTATTGCTTAATGTAACAATTAGATCGCCATCACTATTAACTTCAGCATTAGTGATAGAAATACCGTCATCTCCATCAACACCATTTTGGCCCGCTGAGCCAGTGTCACCTTTTGGTCCTTTTATATTACCAACGACTTCAGTTTCATTATCAGTATAAGTAACAGATAGATTACCATCTTCATCAATGCTAGTTGATGCTATACCACGACCATCAGCACCCTGTTCACCTTTTTCACCAGTGTCTCCCTTTTCACCTTGGTCACCTTTTATACCAGTAAATTCAATTTTACCAACATATTCGGTAGTTTCATCAGTATAAGTAACATAAATATTACCATCCTCATCAACAGAAACAGATTTTATACCACGTCCATCGTCACCTTTATCACCTTTCGCGCCACCAGCTTCACCATCAATACCATCTTCGCCTTTAACGTGACCAGCATTGATTTTATCGCCAGTGCTTAATGTGATAATCAAATCGCCATTTTCATCTACTTCTGCGTCCGTAACAGAAATACCATCTGTACCTGTCGCGCCAGCTTCTCCATCAACACCATCTGAACCTTTTAAATTCTCAGTTACTATTGTTTGGAAAATATCGTTTTCTTTATAAGTAATTTTTAAGAAATATCCAGCATCCTGAGTCTCATCGTTATAAACAATTTGACCAGTTGCATTAATATTATTAGGTGATGTAATAGTTAAATAATCATAATCAGTAGTCTCATATTCAAGTTGACGACTAGTAACAGCATCTACTGTATCTGTTTTAACTATTTGTCCATCTTTATAGAAATCGATTTGTAAATCAATAGAATCTGTAACATTACTGTTAGCAAACCACCAGCAAATAATATCAACGCTATCTCTACCAGTTAAATCAAATTTAGTAACGCTAGTATCATTATTATAATATGCTACATTACCAGGAGTCTCACTAGTAGCAATAGTCCAAGTCATAACGTGCTTAAAGACTTCAATTACTGGAGAGAATCCATCTTCACCATCTTCTCCGTCTTTACCATTTTCACCAGCTACACCTTGTTCACCTTGATCTCCCTTTTCGCCTTTTAAATCGACATAAGAGTACTCAGTTTGTTCGGATGTTTTTACACCTAACTTAGTGCCGTCCCATTGAAAATCAAGAGAAACACCATCAACACCATCAGTACCATTTGTACCGTCCTGACCATCTTGACCATTAGCTCCAGTTTCACCAGTATCGCCTTTATCTCCCTTTAAACTATCGATAAAGTCTTGTTCACTACCAGTATTACCTAAATCTAACCAAATTCTATACGCCGATTTACCATCTTGACCATCTTGACCATCCGAGCCATTGGTGCCATCTGCACCATTTTCTCCCTGTAGGCCATCCGCACCCTTGGCATTACCCGCATCAATTGTCTTACCATTTGATAATGTTACAATTAAATGACCATTGTCATCAATTTTTGCATCAGTAACAGATATACCATCTTCACCATCATTACCAGCTGGACCTTGCGCGCCGTCAACACCATTAGTACCATCTTTACCATTAGTACCATCAGCACCTTTTTCACCTTGAGGACCTTGTAGATCGACATAAGTGTAAGTTGTTTCACTTTCTTTCTTTATGCCTAATTTAGTTCCGTCCCATGTATAATCTAAAGACTCACCATCTTGACCATCCGCGCCAGTTTTACCTTTTATATATAGTAAAAATTCATCTACAGAACCATCTGGATCTAGATTGTCTCGCCATATTTCATACGCCGACTGTCCATCTTTACCGTCAATACCATTAGTTCCATTAGTACCGTCTTTACCATCTTTACCGTCACTACCAACTTTACCATCAGCACCATTTTGTACTTTAAAAGTACTAGTAGAACCATCTGTATAAACAATAGTATAAGTATCAGTCGCACCAGCTATTCCTGCAGTGCTGCCACCAGTACTAGAAGTAAAACTAATAGAATCAATCCCTCTGCCATCAGTACCAGATCCTCCACTTCCGTCTCCGCTTCCACCATGATATCCTAAAAATGGATGAAACATTCATATCCCTCCTTTTTATTATATGATGTAATAAATATTTTGGTCTGAACAACCACGATCAAAATATAATTCTGTAATATTGACATAACAATCCTTATCAAAAGGGGTTATAAAGTGACCACATTTAGGAACTACAAACTCTTCTCCATTTAGAGTAAATGGAGTTCCTACTGGTGCTTCAAAACCAATGAAATGCACAATATGAGAAGGATATTTTAATTTGTGGTCTTTTTCCAAGTGTTCAAATATTAAATCAATTACATTCACACTTGGTTCACAACTTGCTGTAAACATTCTGTATGTTAGCATTTTATCATCTCCTCATCCTATATTTATATTATATAATAGAATAATAAAAAAGTCAATTATATTACAATTTTTACCAGTGAATTTTTACTACTATCATTAGTAAAATTGGTATTATTTTCTATACCAATTGACTTTTTCTCTAGTCTATTATATAATATATTATAGTGAGGTGATAATAGTGGATGAAACACTAAAAAATTTATATGCGTTAAATTTAGATTATGAAAGGGAAAAAGTCCCATACGCATCATATTGTAATTATAAATTAACTCTTTTAATTAATGATATAAAAACAAAAGCCCTCAATAAAAAGATCGTTCTTGATTATCAAGATAATCTTGAGAGCTTTTTAACTTTCTGTATTATAGATACTTTATCTCCATTCGTTAATAACGAAGTATATATATATGGAAAGACGTATCATACACACAAATATTTAAAAAAGAGAAACAAACACTATCGTAAAATTAAAGACAAATCTATAAAGCGTGAAGATATATTTGTTGTATCCCCTTTTAATCCTATATGTTATGTACTTAATGAAAAGAAAACTTATAGTAAATTCATAGCTGATTATTATCCTATTAAAGACATGACGCTTAAGATGATGAACTATATGTTAAAGTATTTTTATGCATCAAATAACTATAATTTCAACAATTCTCTCTTATGTCATTTTAAAGATGATTTAACTATGACACAAGAAACACATCGTTGTTGTAGAGAAGATTTCTTAGATTATTATAAAAGAAATTGTTTTAATTTTAATAATAATGATATTCATTATTCCACTCTAATTATAAACTGCCAAGATAAAGATGAAGATTATTTCCATAAATTAACTGATTTAATCAATAGAAAAGATGTTGTCGCTATTTATTGCGGCGAAATATCTAATGATAATCAAAAATTAATGGGAACATATATAAAAAATAGTATTAATACCCCTAGATTAGATTTTAATTATTTTTATAATTTTGATTATGAAGAGTCACAAAACCAATTGAAATCTTTGTTAACCAATGATATAATTTTTGATGGATTCGCAAATCAAGAGGAAAAAAGAGAGATCTTAGGAGGTCTATATGAAGATATTTGTAATTAATGGATATGCAACAGCAGGAAAAGACACATTTTGTTATTACGTTCAAGATTGTGCGAGACAAGATGGAGTAATAGATATTCACATCATGTCTACTATTGATAATATTAAACAATTAGCAATGGATATGTTAGGTTGGAATGGAGAAAAGAATGAAAAGAGTAGAAAAATGTTATGTAATCTAAAAAATTTATTAACTGAATGGAATGATTTACCATATCAAAATATTTCCAAAATGATTCATAATTTATATATTCAAGATGCAACAGCTCTTTTTATTCATTGTAGAGAACCTGAAGAAATACAACGTTTTGTTGATGATTTTAAAGCAGAAACAATTTTTATTGATAGAAAAACTGATACTAAATTTAATAACGATGCAGATAAAAACGTAGAAAATTATTCATATGATTACATCATTGATAATAATCATACAAAAGAAGATCTATATTTCGCGGCGAAAGAATTTTATAATAATCATATAAAAAATTAAGTTGACTTTTTCCTTAAAACATGAGATAATAAGTCTATGATAAAAATCAAAAGGGAATTTGAAAGGAGAATTTTATGAGTAAACATTATGTATGTTATTGTGATGGCGCGGCAACGATGGTTAAGCGTAATGGTGAATATCATAAAGGAGCGGGAGGTTATGGTGCTATCTTAATTGATAGCGCCGATAATCAAATTATTTGTGAAAAATCAGAAGGAATGAAAGTAACTACTAATAATGAACAAGAATTATTAGGTATATTAAATGGAATAAAAATGTATTTAGAAAGAAAACAAGACAATGACACGCTTTGCATCTGTTCTGATAGTGCTTATTCCATTAATTGTATAACTGTTTGGAGTAAAAAATGGAAAGCTAATGGATGGAAAAAGAAAGGCGGCGAGATTAAAAATTTAGAATTGATTAAACAAATCTACGATTATTTCCTAGAATATGATATAACCTTTCAAAAAGTTAAAGGACATCAAGGAGTAAAATTTAATGAATATGTTGACCAATTAGCAGTGGCGGCGAAGAAATCTTTTCTCTATTGATTTTTATTGAAAAGTAAGGTATAATAGAATTATCAAATTTAAGGAGGATTTTTATATGGCAGATATAAAGATTTGTGAGAATATTATGATTGATGGATTTGATTTCGGTCAAATGGAAGCCATGAAGTATTATAGCATTAGTAAATCTTATAAAGGAAATAAAACTGAAAAGGCAAAATATATGACATTAAGTGGTGACTATATCGGCGCGAGAAAAATGGATGGAGTCTTTTCTTTAATTATTAAAGATATGGACGGAAATTTCTATATGAGAGGTCGTAATACTAATGTTAATGGAGATTATGCTGATAAGGTAGATTGGATACCCCATATAATTGATGAACTAAAAGAGATTCCTAATGGTACTGCATTATTAGGTGAAATCTATTTTAAAGATGATGAGGGGTCTCGTAAGGTAACTACAATTTTAGGTTGTTTACTAGAAAAAGCACTTCAACGTCAAGAGAAAGGTAAAAGGCTCCATTTCTATTGTTTTGATGTATTAGCATATGATGGGAAATCTTTGATTGAAACACCAATAGAAGTTAGAACTGGTCAATATTTAACAAAAATTTCTAGTAATGATTATATTGAAGTAGCAGAATATCTAGAAGGAGAAGATTTGTGGAATCTCTTTATTGATACTATTGCTATTGGCGGTGAAGGTATTGTTATAACTCAAAAAGATTGTCATTATCTTTGCGGCAAAAGAACTGCATGGAAAACACTTAAACTTAAAAAAGAATTGGAAGATGGAATAGATTGTTTCTTAAGCGGACGATATAAAGAAGCAACTAAATTATACACAGGAAAAGATGTAGATAACTGGCAACTATGGAGTTCTGAAAAGACTGGTGAAAAATTAGAAGGTAAGTATTATACTGACTATATGAATGGCAAACCAATAGTCCCTGTAACTAAAAATTATTTCTATGGATGGGCTGGGTCTGTTGAATTAGCGGCGTATGATAAAGAAAATGATAGAATTATTCCTATTGGTTATGTTAGCGGCGTAACTGACGAGGTTAAGAAAGGAATCGTCCAAAATAATGAAGAGTGGAAATATAAATGTTGTGTTGCAACTTGTATGGAACTAGAACATATTGATGGAAACTTTTCTATGCGCCATCCTAGATTGGTACGTTTTAGAGATGACAAAAATTGGCAAGATTGTGACATTCGAGATATTTGGAAGGATTAACTATTCCTATTGATTTTTTCACTTTGATAATTACATATATTGGTAGAGGAGTTTTAAACAGAACTCCTCATTTTTTATATAAGAGGTGATAAAATGTTTCCTAAAAATTTAAAACCTATTCCTGGTAATTTGCCTCAGCCAACTCATATTAAAATTAAGCCGCAATGTTTCACTTGTAAACATTTCCAAATTTGCAATCTAAGAGACGATTATTTAAAAACTTGTTACTTAATTGAAAATGTACTAGGCAATCCCGCTCAAAGCTTTGAAATAGCAATGCAGCCACCTAGTCCTTTCCCTAATTATAAAGGAGAAATACTAAATAATCAATTAGACGATACAACTTTAGTATTCCCTAATACAATTAAAAGTATAAGTGGACAAGATGGAGAATTTTTAGAAGCTAAATATGAGGACGAAAACACAATTCACTTCCTTTATCGCTTTAAAAAGTGTTATTGTGTGATGTTTGATGCAACTTATAGTACTGATAAATGGGTTATATCAAAAGGAATAGAATCAATTTATAAAGCTATATATGAAATTCAAACTGATGATATTGAAATAATTGAAGTCGGTTTAGCTTTATGGCGTGATAAATATTTAAGTGAAAAGCAGCCTAATTGTGAATGTTGTAAGAAAGAACCTGATGTTATTAATACCACTTTCTTCTCTTCTGAAGTTAGATGTAATTTTTATGATTGGAATAAGAAACAATACAATGAAAGTATAGAGGATTTAATTAGGATCTATCCTAAAGGTGTTCCTCTTGGTCATCATGGATTTTTATATCATTTGGCAACATTCCATTGCGAACCTGATCAAGTTCCTTATTATCAAGATTGTGGATCAAATCCACCTTATTCTCCTTTACCATATCCTGCACCTCCTAAAAAGAGAAAAAAGTATATAACAAGAGATCAAATTCAACATGAAGATTAATGAACCAAGTAAAGGAGAGCAGAAAATTATAAATATTTTACAACGACATAATATAAAATGCCGTAGAGAAGTTGAGTTTAGTGATTTAAAAGGTAGTCACGGCGCACCTCTACGTTTTGACATAGGAGTGTATAATAATCAAAATCAATTAATTTGTTTAATTGAGTACGATAGTGAAATTCATTTTCAATTTGTTAAATTTTTCCATAAGACTATTACGAATTTTAACAAAAGAAAAGGATACGATAGAATTAAAAATCGATATTGTATTAGGAAAAATATACCTCTTATTAGAATCCCCTACTGGGATTTAGAAAATTTAACTTTTGAGCAAATTTTTAATAACCCAGCTTATAGAGTTAGATCAATTTATCATAATGACTATTTAGGAGGTATAAAATAATGGGAGTTATAGAGATTTTATCAATTATCGGTGGCGTATGTGGTAGTATTATTACAATTTCTACTTGTGCAACTTTAATTTTAAATAAACCAAAAACATGGATTAAAAATATAATTAAAGAAGTATTAAATGAGGAATCTTTTAATGATCAATTTAAAAATTTAGAGAATAAATTGGGAGATAATAAGGAAGCTTCTCTCGCGGCGCTACGTCATGAGATTGTAGAGATTTATGATGAATGGATTTCTAAAGGTTATTTACCAAAGAATGTTAAGAAAGATTTAATAAGTCTTTATGATGCCTATCAAAAAAATGGTGGCAATTCTTTTGCAAAAGAACTGTATGATGAATTAGTACAATTAGAGACTAGAGAATAGTAAAAGTTCAAGAGCATTTTGCTCTTGACTTTTTTTATAGAATGTTATATAATGATATTATCAAATCAAAAGGAGGAATTATAAATGATACAAGTAAAAAAGGGAAATAAAGTAGAAGAGTATAATAAAGAAAGAATTAAAAGAGCTATAATTCAATCATATAATCAAATTACTTTGCCTGATTTTGATAAGGTTGATGAGGTTTTGAATGAGATTCAAGGCGAGATTTTAAATCAAGTGGAAGACAATGTGATTGATGTTAGTGCAATTGAGAATATCGTTATGTCAGTTTTGTATAAGAAATTACCTGATGTTGCTAGAGAGTATTCTAGTTATAAAATGAATAAGGAAAGAATTTCAAAAAATCCAACTGAATTGGAAAAAGTTTTATATATGAATGATGATGTTGCTCAAGAAAATGCTAATAAAAATGCAGAATTAGCACATATCAAAAATGCTTATCTTGCAGAAATTCCAAGTACAGAAGCAATGAGAAATGCGTTACCAGTAGAATGTCTAGATGCACATGATCGTAAAGTGGTATATTTCCACGATATGGCATATAGTTTCCGACCCCTTTTTAATTGCGAATTACTAAATTTAGAGGAAATATTAAAAGGTTGTGAAATTAATTCTACTTGGATCGAGCAGCCAAAAAGTTTTAGAACTGCTTGTACAGTTGCAACACAAGCACTTACTTATGTTAGTGGAAATACTTATGGCGGCACAACAATTAATTTATTACATTTAGCAAAATATGTGGATGTAAGTAGGCAAAAAATTAGAAATAAATTTAAAAAATATAATCTTGATAATGAAACTTTTGAAAAATTAGTTAATGATGAATTGCTTAATGAAATTAAAGACGGATGTCAAACTTTACAATATCAATGTCAAACTTTATGCTCCAGTGTTGGTCAAGCAGTATTTTTAACCATTTCTGTATATTTAAATGAAGACCCACAATATACTGATGACTTAATTTTAGTATTCAAAGAAATTTTAAATCAGAGAATTAAAGGTTTTAAAGATGCAAGTGGACATTATATTAATTCTAATTTTCCAAAAATTCTATATTTCTTAGATGAAGACACAATGCGTGGAGGGAAATATTATGATGTTACAAAACTTTGCGCTGAGTGTACAGCAAAAAGATTAGTACCTGATTATATGAGTGTCAAAAAACATTTAGAATTAAAAGGCATATGCACTCCAAGCATGGGTTGTCGCGCGCTTTTAAGCCCATACAAAGATGAAGATGGTAATTTTGTAACATGGGGACGCTTTAATTGCGGAGTTAATACACTTAATTTGCCTTATATTGCAATGGAAAACAATCCAAACCATTCAGAAGAAATAATGTTTAAAAATCTTGAACATTATTTAAATATTGCATATAGAGATTTAGTTTGGAGAGTTGAGCACGTAGCCAAAATCAAAGCAAAAGTATGCCCTATTCTTTATCAATATGGCGGTGTAGCAAGATTACAACCAGAAGAAGATCTATCTAAATTAGTATATGGAGGATATGCAACTGCAACAATTGGATATATTGGACTTTATGAAATGGTTTATTATATTACAGGAGAAAATCACTGGGAAGGAAAAGGTAAAGAACTTGCTCATAAAATTTTAGATTATATTAATACTGAAAATCAAAAGATGGGTGAAAGAATTAATGTTTCTATTGCATTGTATTCTACTCCTAGTGAGACTTTAACTGATAAGGTTGCAAGAGCGTGTATAAAAGATTTCGGACAAATTGGAGACGGTACTCAAAGAACTTATATAACAAATGGTTATCACATTCCTGTATTCCATCCTATTGATGCTTTTAGTAAATTAACTGAAGAAGCTCAATTTAGTGATAAAACTGCTGGTGGAAGTATTAGTTATGTTGAATTGTGTAATTTATCTAATAATATAGATGTAGTATTAGAAATAATCGAACATATAGGTAATACTTGTTTATATGCAGAAATGAATAGCGAAGTTTCTCAATGTGAAAATCCTGATTGCGGTTTTAGTGGATATGATTTTAAAAAGATAGTTGATGGTAGTACTATTCATTGGCAATGTCCTAAATGTGGAGAAATTGAACGAGTAAGAAGTAATTTTAGAGTATGTGGATATTTATCATCACTTAATCATTTAACAAGAGGAAGAGCACATGATGTTTTAGATAGGGTTAAACACGTTAATATAGAAAATGAATAAAATCCTAAAAGTCAAGTCCTATGGACTTGACTTTTTTTCCATTTTATAGTAAAATATTATTACCAATCAATAGATTGGATAATATAATAGGAGGAATTTAAATGACAAGAGACGAATTAAAAATGTTACAAGCACTTCCATTAGATGTTAAAATTGAAAAATCAAAAGTAAGAATAATGGAATGGGTAAAAGAATATGGTCAAGACGGTGTATACATTTCAACTTCGGGGGGGAAAGATAGTACGGTTCTAACTCACTTGGTTCGCAGTGTTTATCCTGATATACCCGCTGTTTATATTGACACTGGATTAGAATGGCCCGAAAACAAAGCTAATGCAAAAAGTATTCCAAACATTACAATTTTAAGACCAAAAAAGAATTTTAGAGAAGTTATTCAAGAATATGGCTATCCACTTTTTACAAAAGGAGTATCACATATCTTTTACGCCGCGCGACAATCACATAAGAAAGGAGACTATGAACAAGAAGAACGTTATATTAAAGGCATTCGTACAAAGAAATCCACTGGTCTTGACTATGTATATTCTCCATTACCTAAATATGCGCTTGAATTATATAACAATTCAGACTACATGATCAATGATGCTTGTTGTACAATCATGAAGAAAGAACCAGCTAAAAGATATGAAAAAGAAACTGGCAGACATCCTTTTATTGGGACTTTAGCGGAAGAAAGTAAACAAAGACTTGAATCTTATTTAAGAGAAGGATGTAATAGTTTTAAAGCAGTAAGAAAAGTTAGCACACCATTAGGTTTTTGGACCAATAACGATATTTTAGAATATATACTACGATATGATCTACCTTTATCTAAATGCTATGGAGAAATTAAAAGAAATGAAAATGATCAATTATATTGTACAGAACGAAATCAAACAGGTTGTATATATTGTGGTTTTGGCGTACATAAAGAAAAATCACCAAATCGTTTTGAACTATTAAAACAATCTAATCCTAATATCTATGACTATTGTATGAGAAAATGGGAACAAGGTGGACTTGGTATGGAAGAATTATTAACAGCAGCAAAAATTCCTCATTAATTAAAAGAAAATTAAGTCAAGTCATATCAGACTTGACTTTTTTTCTATCCTATAATATAATAATATTATCAAATCAAAAGGAGGTATATAAATGAATTATCAATCAATATTAAAGTTATTTTTTCAATTATTAGAATCAAAATCTGATTTGCATATGGCTATTTACGTTGATTACTCTCATTATTCCAAAAACTTACAAAAATATACTTTAGATATAATGAAAAAAAATCATATTAACACACAACATATAAAAATAACTCAAAATTTTAATCAATTATTTTTTCATAATACAACGACAGATTCATTTTTACTTATTCAAAAAGCAGATTTTACATCAAGAGGACAAAAATTCAACATGGTTGCATATGATAATGATATTAATCAAGCAATATTAAAATTAATTTTAGTTCCACAGGCAATTATTGGCAGTACACCAATTTATTTTCAAATGGAGGAATTTTAATTAAATTGATTTTTCTCTTAAACCATGATATAATAATTATAGAAATCAGAAAGGGGATATTTAAATGATAGGTATTTATATGATTGAAAATATTCGTGACAATAAGAAGTACATTGGAAAATCACTTGATATATCTCGCCGCTGGGGAGAACATATAGAACAAGGTCGTTATGCGACTTCAGTTGAAGATGAGCTTCATTATGAACTATATGAGCATCCTTATAGGTTTAGATTCCAAATTTTAGAGGAATGTAAAGAAGATGAATTAAACGAAAGAGAAGCTTATTATATTAATCTTTATAATTCAATTGAAAAAGGTTATAATAAAATCAATGCTTCTATTGATTCATATCAAGAGAAAGAAGATAAAGAGCCAACTAAAAAGGAAATTATTCAATTAATTACAAGATTATTAGAAAAACCTTTATTAAAAGAAGATAAAGAAAAGATTAGTAAGTTCTTTAATCTCAAAGGAACAAGTGGAAAACAGTTAAAATGGCCCTCTGTTAAACGTTTGATAATTTCCCAAGGCTTTGACGTAATTGAAACCAGAAGAAAAGTTAATGGAGTGCAAGTAAATTGTAGTGTTATCAGATTAAGATGGGAGGATTAAAATGAACTATTCAAAAGTGTTATATTTCGATACTGCGAATAGTCATGGATTATCCACGACTTTATGGGTATCAGGTTGTGAACAACATTGCGAGGATTGTTTTAATTCTGAAACATGGGATTTTAATGCAGGGAAGCTATTTGATAAATCAATAGAAGATAAGATAATAGAATCTTTAAAGAATCCTCATATAAAAAGTTTTGTATTACTCGGCGGCGATCCTTGTCATCCAAGAAATTTAGATACAGTTACCAAATTTTGCCGCGAAATTAGAGATAATGATGATATTAAAAATCGTAAAGAACCTTTACAAATTATTGTTTATACTGGATTTATATTAGAAAATTTTCTAAAAATTAATGGCGCTATTGATTTTTTACAATTAATTGATATAATGATAGATGGACGTTATGATAAGAGCCGCTCCACTAAAATTTTAGATTTTAGAGGTAGTACAAATCAACAAGCATATAAATTCTATGATAATGGATTAAAATGGGAAAATATAAGTAAAGAATATTTTAAGGAGGAATCATAATGAAATTTAAGCAATTAAAGTGTCCTTTACAAAAGGATAATCCTGAATGTGATGAAAATTGTGATGAGTGTAAATGTGCTATTGATTTTATGAAGAAATGGAAGAAATTTAGTGAAACAGAATTACCAATTCTTGTTGCAAATAAGAAATGGGATAATTTATTAGGATATTAAGGAGGCTTCGTATGCAGTGGGATTATATTGCTACACAAGAAAAAGAAGATGCCTATAGTGGTATTATTGAAGATTTAAATATCTTAATTCCAGATAATTTTAAAGAACTAACAAGAGATGAACAAGATAGGATTATTAATCAAGTTATAAAAAAAATTAGGGAAATTAATATTTTCCCTATTTATTATTACAATCAAGAGGGAATTAGAAAAGAAATTTTAAGATGTATTAAAAGCAATCCAGTAATGGATTTTAATGCTGAAAATATAGATATTAGATCATATACTGGACAAGTCTTTCTTGATTTTATGTTTCCAAATTTATTTACATCTACACAAGGTAAAAACATGAGCCTATATGATCAATTTTATAATGAAACTTGTTTACACACAATTTTTCGTTTTGCTTTTAAACATGAAAAAATTTCTAATATGCGTAATCTTTTTATTCGTGTTGGAAGATTAAATGGTAAAATGCCAACAAATTATAATCCAATGAGAGCTAAAGCTATTTATGAATGTTTTTGTCCAAAAAATGGTGTAATTTATGATTATTCTTGTGGTTTTGGCGCGCGAATGCTAGGAGCATTATCAAGTAAAAATAATTATACATATATAGGTGTAGAACCATGTACTGAAACATATGATAATCTATTAAATCTAGGTTCTTATATTGAACAATGCACCAATAGAAAAAATAGTTATAAAATATATAAAGAATGTTCTGAAAATCATATAGAACCAAATTCGTCTGTTGATTTTATATTTTCATGCCCGCCTTTCTTTAATTTAGAGCATTATAGTACAGAAGATACTCAAAGTGAAATTAAATTTGCAAATTATGATAATTGGGTCAATAATTATGTGTATAATACTGTTAAAAATAGTTATGATATGTTAAAGACTGGAGGATATTTTGCTGTTGATATAAATAACTATTCAGATGAGAGTAAAAATTATTATCATATTACAGAAGATTGGTTAGAACAGCTAGAAAAAGTTGGTTTTAAATTTATTAAGAAATATAAAATTGGTACAAATGGAAAGAAGGGAAGAAAGAAACGTCAAGAAGATTATGATTTAGAATTTTTATATCTATTTCAAAAGTAACATGAAAATCAAGCTTTAATTAGCTTGATTTTTTCTTTATTTTCTGATATAATGATAATAGAAAAATAAAGGAGGAATTTATATGGAAAATATAAATCAAGAGAAAAAGAGAAAAGGTCCAAAGCCAGTAAAAAGAACGAAGAAAAACGTTATAAAGAATTTAGTTAAAGAAAATCAACGAATCCATGATTATGATAGTCCCTTTGGTGTTAAATTTTGGAATAAGATTTTAAAGGATTCAAAATATTTAGCTCATAATCATAAGGTTTTTGATAAAAATTTACCAACAATCATTGAAAGAGACTATGCATATTATAATAGATGTCTAGAAACAGAGACAGATGAAAAGAAGGTTGAAATATTAAAAAGGAAAATCTATCAACTAGAATATTTTCTTGATGATAGATGGAAAACTTTATTTGATGATGATGCAAGATTAAAGCCCGACAAAAGAGAAATTATTTGGGCCGAGGGTAGAATCAATACATATGAAATTGAACGAGCAGAGAAAAGACGTAAATGGGAACAAGAGCAAAAAGATAAAGGAATCGTTGTAAATTCCGCGGCGAAAAAGTATCATAAGAAAAAGAAATAATTTTGATTAAGTCAATCTCTTAATGGGATTGACTTTTTCTAGTTTACATGGTATAATAATATTAGAAAAGTGAATATAGAATGCTTAACGTAAGTCGATTTAGTTCGTTGTTAAGCGGAGAGGGACGCTTAGACAGCTCTCCGTTATCAAAAAGGCTATTTAGGAATGTCGTGATGATATGCCTATCTAGTCCACGCTGTTAATCGTGTTGTGAGCGGGAAGTTCTAAATCACACGTTATAGGAATTAATGTCAAAATCCATGACAGTTAATCGTAACTTATATCGTCAAAACGGGAACTTAAGCCGTCAACAAACGTATTGTTGTAAAAGAAGGGGAGGAACAAAGAAACCAGCTTGCCTATGGACTACCGAATAGGCGCACAACTTAAATTAACAAGGTTTTATTTTGCTGGTTTAATAAGTCTTGGCGTTTAGTATTTTAATAGTAGGTGTAAAACATAAGTCAAAAGTAAAGTTAGAGAAAAAGAGTTCAAAATCAATTTTCTCTAATTTTTGATGAGCGTAGCTCATTAATAGGGTGAATTATAAATAAAAACAAGTGATTGAGTAACAGCTCAAATAACACTCCGAAATAATTAAATAACTCAAACCTAGGCGGCTGGAATCAAAACTAGCCGCCTTAACTATTACCCAAACGAATCACAAACAAAATCTCCAGCGGGCAAAACGAAAATTAATTGACTTTGCCGCTAAAGAGTGATATAATAAATATAGAAAATGAGGGGAGGGACACAGAGAGAAGAAAATAAACGCGAGAACTTGAGGAGGAATCACATGAGTACAGAATATAATATAGATAATATAAAGCACCTCGATACCAGAAATGCGATGCGTCAACGTATCCAAATGTATCTTGGAACAGACGATACAGAGGGCATCTATCAAGCCCTAAAGGAAATCATTAATAACTCGACTGATGAGGCAATCGCTGGATATGGTGATAGCATCATTCTTACACTTGATGAGACAGACGGAACGATATCATGCCGTGACTTCGGACGTGGTGTTCCTTTTGGTATCAAAGATGATAGGAATATATTGGTTGCAATTTATACTGAATCTCATACAGGTGGTAAGTTTGATAAAGGTTCTTATAAAAATAGTAGCGGATTGAACGGAATCGGAGGAACGGCAGTATGTATGTCATCTTCCAAATTTATCGTAACGAGTTACCGAAGTGGAACATCAGCGACAGCAATCTTTGAAGAAGGATTACTTAAATCCTATGAAGAAACTACAACAAAAGAAAAAGACGGAACTCTAATAACATTCCAACCAGATAAAAAAGTTTTTATTAACGCAACTGAATCTTTTTCTTTTGATAGAATTTGTGAAGAAATAAAAAATATTGCCTATTTAAATAAAGGTATTAAATTCATAATAAAAAATCAAGATAATAGTAAATCTCAAGAATACTATTCTAAAAATGGTATTGCAGATTTCATTAAAGATGTAGCTAAAAAACCATTAATGAAAAAACCAATTATTTGTTCTGCTACTGATGGAACAGATGAAGTTGAAGTAGCCTTTATTTGGACTGGCGGACAAGAAAAGAGTTATGTGTTTGTTAATGGACTATATTGTCCAGAGGGAGGAACTCCTGTTACTGGAGCGAAAACTGCTATTACAACACAAATTAAAAAATTAAGTGGAAAGAATTTAGAACCTGAATCGATGAGAAAGGGATTAATCTATGCGGTTAATTGTAAAGTAGCAAACCCATCATTTGCGAATCAAACAAAATCTAAAATTAATACGCCGTCTCTTAGAACTTTGACTTCTCAAGCAATGAAAGAGGGATTAGAAGAATTTAGTAAGACTAATGATTTCTCTGTAATTATTGAAATGATGGTTAAGGTGCAACGAGCTGAAATTGCGGCTGATAAAGCAAGAGAGGCGATTTTATCAAGTAATAATGATATTCAAAAAGAATTAAAGAAAAAAGCAATACTAGTAGAAAAGCTTGCTGACTGCAGAAGACATGATGAATCCTCACAATTAATGATATGTGAAGGAAAATCAGCAAAGGGAGCACTTGTTAAAGCGAGAGATTCTGAAACTACAGCTTGCTTTGATTTAAGAGGTAAGATTATTAATGCTTTAAAAAATCCTGCTGATAAAGTTGCCGCAAACGAGGAAGTAAAACAATTACACGTTGCTTTTGGTTGCGGCGTGGGAGATAAATTTAATATTAAAAAATTACGTTATGGTAAAATTGTTATAATGGCGGATATGGATAAAGATGGATATGATATAGTATGTTTAGTTTTAACATTTCTCTATTGTCATTATCCAGAATTAATTAAAGCAGGTAAAGTATATTGGGGTGTAACTCCATTATTCAAAGTTGAAAGTAAAGGTAAAAAATATTTTGCTTATAACGAAAAAGAACTAAAAGAATTACCTAAAGGTGATATAACTAGATTAAAGGGGTAAGAGATAGTCTGGCCCTAACACATCTAATCTATTTTATTAATAGAGGTTAAGAAGATAAATCTTAGCTAACGAGGGAGTCTGAACGTTCTCGTAATCCGTTTTTCTTAAAGTTAAGGCTTAGGAAAACTACTTCAAGAATAGAAGATAATCTCGTGAGTTACTCAATAGTCACTCACGTTATATTAGGAGTGATTTTATGATAGGAATTTATAAATTTACAAATAAAATTAATGGACATAGTTATATTGGACAAAGTATTGATATTGAAAAACGTAGAAAAACACATATACAACGAGCTTTTTGGAATGTTGAAAGTAATAAAGAATATGAAAAAACGTTCTATCGTGCTCTTCGTAAATATGGTACAGAAAATTTTGATTTTGAAGTATTAAAAACTTGTCCACAAGAAGAATTAAACGATTGGGAAATATATTATATAAAGTTATATGATACTTATAAACATGGTTACAATGAAGACGAAGGTGGTAATATGGTTCTTCGTATTCAAGATGGCGAAAGGCATCCACGACATAAATTATCTGAAGCTGATGTATATAATATTCGTGAAGCATATAATAAGCATCAGATAAAAGATGAGGTGTATGCACAATATAAAGATAAAATTGGACCAAGTGGATTTCATAAAATTTGGAATGGTGATACTTGGACAAAGGTACATATGGATGTTTTCACCAAAGAAAATATAGCTTTTCATACTTGGATGAGGAATAGCCACCCTGGAAAAGGATCTGGTCGAAGACTTAGTATAGAGGAAATACGAGAAATTCGACGTAGATCTTCATCCGAAACTTTAGATGAATTATACCAAGACTTTAAAGATAAAGTAACTAGAGAAGTGTTTAAAAGAATTTATAATAGGAAAACCTATATTGAAATTGAGTAACTTGTATCGGCCATCCCTAAGGTTGAAATGCTGGGGAGTAGGGACGTTATTAATACACGTCTTGGTTTTAGGAAACGAAGCCAATGAGAACCGAAACGATGTGCTGTTTTTACAGTAAGAAATGGTCAGTACCATTAGAAATAATGGAGTAATACGTAGGTGAATCTCAGCCTGAAGATTTTAGACAAACAATATTCTCAAAAGATGCTAGAATGGTTCAAATTAAAATGGACGACGCTGAGCAGGCAAAATATTATTTTGACGTTCTCTTAGGAGAAGATATTGTTTCAAGAAAGGATTATGTTTTCTCTCATGCGGATTTTGAAAATTTGGAGGATTAAAATAAATTGACAAAAGATTTAATTTGTAGTATAATATTATTATAATAAAAAAAAGGAGAGATTCTATGGCAGAAATACAATTTAATGGAAAAGAATGGGAAGTTAGTGATGCTTTACAGGCATTTTATGTGCCTTATGCATCTTATGTTATCCAAACTCGTGCATTACCAGATGCACGAGATGGACTAAAATGCGGAGCGCGTTTTATATTATATGCTCAATATAAAGATAAGCTTACTTATAAAGACAAGAGAAGAAAAGCTGTAGCAACTGTTAATGGAGCTATGAGATATTCACCTCATGGTGACGCATCTATTTTAGGTACTGCAGTAAGATTATCTCAAGATTTTTCTTTACGTTATCCAATTATTGAAGTACAAGGTAATAATGGTTCTTATTTAAGTGGAGATGACTATAGTCAAGCCCGTTATCTTGAAATGCGTGGAAATGAAATTGCATATGAGATGACTTCTTTATTAGAAAAAGAAACTATTGACGATTGGAAATTAAATTATACAGAAGAAGAATATTATCCAACTGTTTTACCAACAAAATTTCCTTTTAGTTTAGTTAATGGTAGTTTTGGTATTGGAGTTGCTTGTTCTAGTTCTGTACCTCCACATAATCTTAAAGATGTCGCGGTGGCGCTGGAAAAGTTAATCAATAATCCAGACATTGATTTTGAAGACATTTATTGCCCTATTGATTTTCCTACAGGTGGAATCATTATTAATGAAGATGAAGTAAAAGAAAGTTTGAAATATGGAAATGGTAAAGCCGCATTAGTAAGAGCAAAAATAGAATATGATGATGAAAATAAGGAATTAATCGTTACAGAAATGCCATATATGACTTTTACTAATAATGCAGTAGCTTCAATTAGTAAAGCAATAGAAGATGGATTATTATTAGGCGTAGAAAGTGTATATGATGGCACAGATTACTCTGGTTGTAAAATTTTTATTAAATTAACAAGAAATGCTAATGTTGAAAAGGTAACTCGTTTATTATATAAACATACAATTCTTCAAAATTCATATTCTATTAATATGAATATGCTAGATAATGGTAAAATTCCTAAACTTTTTACATGGAAAGAAAGTATGGAGGCATATTTACAACATTTAAAAACTATAATTATAAAAGCATATCAATATGACTTATCTAAATTATTAGACAGAATCCATATTTTAGAAGGATTAATTGTTGCATTTCATAACATAGAAGATTTAGTAAAAGATATTAGAAGTTCAAAAAACACAGAATCTGCCAAACAATTAATTATGAAAAATTATGATTTATCTGAAAAACAAGCAGAAGCAATATTAAAGATGAGATTATCGAGTTTAACTCATTTGGAAATCGAAAAATTAGAAAATGAAAGAAATCAAAAACAAGAAACTGCAGATCGTATTCAATTGATTTTAGAATCAGAAGAAAAGATTAAAGAAGAAATGATTAAAGAAATTCAAACAATGGCAGAAAAATATGGAGATAAGCGCCGTACTAAATGTATTAATCTTGATTTCACTTCAGAAGACGAAGATGCAGAACCAATAGAAAAGAAAGAACTACTAATCCACTATACAAATCTCAATAACATCTATACACAAGAAAGCTCTACTCTATTAACTCAAAAGCGTGGCGGAAAAGGAGCTAAAATTAAACTTGCTAAAGGAGAAACCATAATTGAGACATTGGCTGACGATAATTTTTCTAGTTTAATGGTATTCACAACATTAGGTAGAATGTTTGTTACAAATACCAGTGAATTACCAGTAAATAGTAAAATTAATTTAAAATCTTTATTTGATTTTGAAGATAATGAAGAAATTGCTACAATCACAACATATGAAAAGAAAGACGCGGCGAAATATTTTGTCTTTTTAACTAAGAATGGTATGATTAAGAAAACATTAAGTAGAGAATATACTTTAAGAAAAGGACGTTCTTTAAAAGCAATTAATTTAAAAGATGGAGATAGTGTTGTAAATGTTCTATTTGTAAACGATGAAAACGTTGGAATTTTAACGCGACAAGGCAACTTTATAATTATCGAAACAACTGACATTACTGCTATTGGTAGAGCTACAGCTGGAGTTAAGGCAATTAAATTATTAAATGATGAAGTAATTGATGCAAAAATTGTAGCAAAGAATACAAAATCAATAGTAAGTGTAACTAAAAATGGCTTGATTAAGAAATCTTCTATTGATGAGTTTGGAATTTGTAATCGTGGAATTAAGGGTAATAAAATTCAAAAAATTAATGAAAATGATAATGTTGTACAATTTAAACCAATAGGAAATGATGAGGAGATAATTGTAATTTCAAATAATAATATTCTAAAATTTAATAGCGGCGATATTCGAGAGAGTAATCGTATGACTCTTGGTGTTAAAGCTATGGAATTAAAAGATAACGAGTACGTAGTAGGGATTATATAATCCCTACTTTATACCTATTGATATTTTTATTAGCCTATAGTATAATATTTATAGTGAGGTGAGATAAGGATGGAACTTCAAGAAAAAATAGAATTAGTAAAAGAAAATGAAAAACCAATTCTTGCGGCAGTAGAAACTGCTATAGATAAATTACAAGAAGTTGTAGATATGCTTGATAAAGAGAAAGAGGGTAAAGTCACTTTAGATATAAAAGATGAAGATCGACCTTTTTATGAATCTTATAGATCAAGTGTAGATACATATGAAAAGTTAAGACGTAAGATTTTAGATCATGAAGAGTTAACAATGTTTGACGTTAATTTAATTGCAACTTGTTTACATCTTGCGGCGGCTCGTATGGAAGCTCAATATCGTTATATGAAAGAAGCTTCTGTAACAGTACAAGAATTAGCTAAAAAGTTACAAACGCCAATACAACGCGACATTGATGCTAATTGACTTTAGTTGTAGGTTATGATATAATAATTATAGAAAATCAAACAAGAAATATTAAATGATTTTCTTAATACCATTGAAAAGTTCATATAGTTGACTTTAATCAAAAGTTATGGTATAATAATTATAGTGATTGAGAAAAGAAAAAGAAAAAAAATTTTTTAAAGGCATTAAGCTTTAAAGATATTGAAAAATTCTTAATCCTATGATATAATATTTAAGTAAGTTAAATAGCAAAACGAGCTATTTAAAAAATAAAATAATTTTTAATTTAAAAGGAGAGATTTAATTATGGCAAAGAAACCAATGTCTGAAAATTCAAGAAAGGTACTACAATTTCTAAAGGATAACTACGGTACAAAGTTTACCTGCAAGGATGTTATGACTGCACTAGGCTTTGAAAAGGCTGGTTCTGTTACTGGTTCTGTTACTGGTCTAGCTAAGAAGGGTCTAGTTGATAAGTCAACAGAAACAGTTGAAGTTGATGGTAAGCAAAAGGAAGTTAAGTATTTCCAACTAAATGAAGCTGGTCTAAATTACGATCCAGATGCTCAGGTAGAAGAGTAATTAAATAGAGGGGACTTTCCCCTCTAATATGCAGGTATAGTTCAACGGTAGAATGTGTGCTTCCCAAGCACAAGATGAGGTTTCGATTACCTCTACTTGCTTTAAATGAAATTGTAATTCAGTCGGAAGAATGCCAAACTTTTAATTTGGAAGTCGGGAGTTCAAATCTCCCCAGTTTCACTTAATTGATTTTTCCTATAGATTATGATATAATAATTATAGAAAATCAAGAGAAATTAGAGAGTAGTCAAGTGGTGAGACAATAAATTTTGATTTTATGATACGTAGGTTCGAATCCTACCTCTCTAGCTTAGAGTTTATCTCTATAATGTAAAAAAAAATAAATGAATAAAGTGTTATCTTTGGAGGATATGTGTATGTTAAATATTAGAACTAAGCAATGTGAAAATGTAGTTGAAATCGAAGGTATTTTAAAGGAATTAGAAGTAGACAAGAGAACAACTAATGATGGCAGAGATTATATTTCTGCAAAGGCAATAATTGGTGTTGACCAAGAAATTAAGGGTCAAGTTTACGAGGAAGAAATTCCTGTAAGAATGTTCTCAATGAGATTGAAGAAGGATGGCGGCGAGAATCAAATCTATAATTCTATCGCTCAAATGGCAGAAGATTATACGTCTCTCGCGGCGGCAGATGAACCATCTCAAGCAGATAGAGTAATAATTAATCGTGGTAAGCTTGAAGAAAATCTTTGGGTAGATCCATCAACTAAGATGGAACGTACAGGTTGGCAAGTATCAACTAATTTCATTTCCAAGAAGAGTAAGACAGCTCCTTTTGAACAAAGAGCTAAGTTCCAAATGACTTGTGTTGTTGGTAACGATATCGATGAGGAATATGATAAGGAAGGTAATCCAACTGGTAGACTAATTCTTAAAGCAATTGTAATAGGTTATAATGGTAAGGCAGATATCATTGATGTATATATTACAGATGAGAATGCAAAGAATCACGTTAAGACTTATTGGAACAAGGGCGATACAGTTAAGATAGCTGGTTACATTGTTTATAGTCAAACAGTTGAAACTTATAAGGAAGAGATGGGATTTGGTGAGGATATAACTCGTACAAGAACTAAGACTTCTAAGGAATTAATTCTTGCTTCTGGTTCAAAGAGTGGTCTTGAAGAGGAATTTTCTTACGATGCAGATGATATAAAGGTTGTTCTTAGTGAAAGAAAGGGTAGAATTGAAGCGATGAAGAATAAGAGTTCTGCTCCAAAGCCTAAGAAGAATGATATGAATGATTTTGGATTCTAATGGAAGTAAATGCAATAGAGGTAATCCCTCTATTGCTTAAATTTAAGATTTTTAAGTTTAAAATGAGAGTTATATGTTTAGTTTGGAGGATATTATATGATAGATTTAATGAATTTAGAACCACAAGTTATTAGTAAAAATCTTAAAGGTAAGTTTACTTTGGTTTACGGACTTCCAAAAGTAGGCAAGACAACATTAGTTTCAAAATTTGAAAAATGTTTGTTATGTTCTTTTGAACCCGGTAGTAATGCGTTAAATAATGTGTATGTTCAGCCCGTAAAAAGCTGGGATGAATTTAAACAATTAATTAAACAAGCTAAAATGCCTCAAGTTCAAGAAAAGTTTAATACACTTGGTATTGATACTTGCGATATAGCGTGGGAAGCTTGTGTAAAATGGATTTGTAATCAAAATGGTGTAGAAAAGTTAGGTGATATTCCTTATGGTCAAGGTTATGATATGGCTTCTAAGGAATTTCAAAGAGCATTTTATGATTTAGCTTTTCTCGGTTATGGTTTAATTTTCGTTTCTCACTCAACAGAAAAGACATTTAAAGACGAAAAAGGCGAGGAATATACTCAAATTGTTCCAGCGTTGCCAACTCGTCCTTACAATATCATTAATAAAATGGTTGATATAATTGCTTATATCCGCCGCATAAAAGTTAATGATAATGAAGAAAAAGCTTATATGTTCTTTAGAGGAAACGACAGATTCTTGGCTGGTTCAAGATACAAATACATGGTTGATAAAATTGAATTTTCTTATGAGAATTTTGTTAATTCAATCTATGATGCTATTGATAAACAAGCCGCTGAAACTGGAGATACAGCTACCAATGAAGTTAATCCATACTATGAAAAATCATTTGATGATTTGATGAATGAAGCAAAAGAAATATGGTCTAGTATGATAAAAGTCAATAGACAAAATGAAGTATTAGAAATTTTAAATAAAGTATTTGGAAAGGAGACGAAATTCTCTCAGATTACTGAAGATGATAAAGATTTATTATCTAAGGCTCTTGACCAAATTAAAGAATTATAGAATTTAATTCTTTGAGATTTAAAGGGAGAAGTCTTTAGGATTTCTCCCTATTTTTGTTATAAAACGGAGGATTCGAATGAAGATAGGAATTATAGACTCATGTGTATTATTAGATTTCCCAAATGTTATAGATGACTATGAACAACCAATTTTAACATTAGGCGTATTAAGAGAATTAGATGGATTAAAAAATAATCTAAATCAAGAAACTGCTTTTAATGCTAGAAGAGCTGCAATTAAAATCAGTAGGAATATGGATAAAATTCAATTTGATACAGTTACTAGAAATGATGCTGTTGATTTACAATTGATTTCCGCCGCGAAAGATTATGATGTTCCAATTGTAACTAATGATATATATTTAAAAGTACAAGCTCAAGCACAAAATGTGACTGCTATTGGTTATAGTAAATCAGATGATTATGAAGGTATTGTAACTGTAGTACTAGAGACAGATGAAAATTTATATAGTGCAGAATTAGAATCAATTTTAAATAATGAACATGGAAATATTATTAATAATGAGCAAATTTACGAAAATGAATTTGTACTTTTTAAAAATCAAAATGATGAAATCTTGGATTTAAGACAATATCGTAAAGGAAATTACATTCCTGTTCATAAGCACGTAATTAATAGTTTTGAGGAAGTAAAAGGCAGAAACAAAGAACAAGATTGCTTATTGCAATTATTAAATACCCCATCAATTACAATTGTCGCGGCGATAGGTAATTATGGCAGTGGAAAAAGCTGGTTGTTAAATAACTATGCAATGCAAGAGTTATTAAAAAATCGCATTGATAAAATAGTTTATATTCCTAATAACGCTTATACTGAAAACGCCATGGAATTAGGTTTTCTCCCTGGAGATGCTAATGATAAAGCATTACCTTCTATTGGTCCATTAATTGATTTAATCGGTGCAGATTACGTTCAAGGTTATTTAGATAAGGGGCAATTAGAAATAGTTCCTCTTGGCTATATTCGTGGACGTAGTTTTAAAAATAGCATTATAATTGCCAATGAAGCACAGAATTTAACAGAAGACCATTTAAAACTATTAATCGGACGTTGTGGAGAAAATACTCGAATTTTCTTTGACGGAGATATTAAACAAGCCGATAGTCAACTTTTCAGAAATAAAAACGGATTAAGAATTTTATCTCAATTAAGAAAGTCCTCACAATTTGCATCTATTTTTGGTATGGTTAAACTTTCATCAAATGAACGTAGCTTAACTGCTTCTGCCGCCCAATATTTAGATGAATGTTAAAGTTGACTTTTCTTTTGATCTATGATATAATTATTATAGTAAAAAAGAGGAAAGGTGATTAAAGATATGAGTAGAATTGCACAAGAGCAAATAGAACAAATATATGTTCTATATGAAAAAATGCATAATAAGAGTGCTGTCGCAAAAGAGTTGGGGATTTCAGTAGGAACAGTAACTCGTTATTTAAATCAAGACCCACAAGCAATTAAAGTTCAACAGCAATTAGCAAACGATAAAAAAGAACTAGTTGATTATATAATTTTATTATTTCATGAAGATATATCTAAGTGGAATTTAACACAAATAGAAAAATTTCGCAAACAAGGAATTACATACAAACAAACATATCAAACATTAAAATATTTTTATGAAATAAGAAAAATGCCAATTACAAAGAAAACAATAGGAATAGTGCCTCATGTTATTGATGAGGCACGAGCCTACTGGGAAGGACAAAGACAAAAGCAAAATGATTTTCAAGAAGCAATTGAAAAGCAAAACGAACAAGAAAAAATTACAGTTCAAATTTCTCCGCAAAAACGACATAAAAAGATTAAAAAGACAATTGATTTAAACGAAATATAAAGGAGGGCTTTAGGTGATAAAAACAGATAAATATATAATTCTCCAAGTTCTTGGAGATTTAATGAAAAAGCCTTCTTTATTAGGTCTTATAGACCAATATAATATAACCGTAGGCGATTTTGAAAGTCAATTAGAAAAATATTGTTTTTCAGCAATATATAATTTATACGTGAATGATGCAGAAATAGTTAGTGAAATTGATATTGATAATTATTTAAAAGATAATCCCGCAATTTATGCAGTTTTTCAAGAACAAAAAGGAATTGAATTTTTGCAAGATGCACTTGATGTGTCACAGCCAGAAAATTTTAATTATTATTATAATAAATTAAAGAAATTTAATTTGCTAAGAGATTTAAATAAGTTAGGTTATAAGACAAATCATATTTATTGTGAAGATATATTAAATCCAAAACAAAAAAAGATTAATGAAAAATTTGAAACTTTAACAGTAAAGAATATTTTATCAATAGTAAAAGGTAATGTAGCGGAGCTTGAAAGTAATTATTTATTTGGTTCTGAAGTTGAAATTGAGAAAATTACAAAAAATGCTAGAGAATTATTAAATAATTTATGCCAAACTCCTGAAGTTGGCGCTCCGTTACAAGGAGATATTTATAATACAATATGTCGTGGAGCGAGAAAAGGAAAAATGTATCTTCAGACGAGTCCAACTAATACGGGCAAATCGAGGATTATGGTTTCACAAGCTTGTTATTTAGCATATCCGATACGCTTCGACTCATCTATTGGTCAGTGGGTAGCTACTGGTTCGTGTGAAAAAGTCCTGTTCATAGGAACAGAGCAAGATGTTGATGAATATCAAACAATGATTTGGTCATATTTAACAGATATTAATGAAGATAAATATACATATGGCTTATTAAATGATGAAGAAAAACAAAGAACGGAAATTGCAATTCAAATAATTGAATTATTTTCTGATAACTTTATATTTGTTCGCGTAAGCGATCCTAGTATTGCACAAATAAAGACAATTATAAGACAAAATGTTTTAAAATATGGAATTGAAAATATATTTTATGATTATATTTTTAGTTCTCCAAATTTATTAGGAGAGTTTAGAGATTTAGGAATTCGTGAGGATAAACTTGTAATGTCCTTAAAATAACTTTTCCACTAATCAGTGGGGTCACATAAGTGGCTATCGGTATCAGCTAAATAAGACTAGCGCAAATAGCGAGATGGCGCTATATCCCAAAGACGAATACGCTGACTAAGAAAACCTACGGTCTTTCGTAAGATAGCAGGTAATACCGAGGGAAAATTTTAGAAATAAAATAACCTGTAACGACTATCCCTTATCATGAGGGAGTAGGGATACTATTGATACGTATCTTGGTTTTAGGTAACGAAGCCAATGAAAACCGAAAGAGTTATACGATATTGATTATATCGTGAAATATAGTCTATACTTCTTAGAAATAAGAAGATTTATATGGTTGCACTTAGGATGCTATCAACCGCATTAAAGGATTTAGCAACTGAACTCGATGTATTTGTAATGACTTGTACACAAGCAAGTGGAGATTTAGACAATGAAAAAGGTATTAAAGGATATAAATATATTAGAGGTTCAAAGGCAGTAGCTGATATGGCGGATGTAGGATATGTTACAACAAGAGTTAGTAAAGATGATGCAGAAATGATTAAAAAATTAAGTTCTCCTTTTGGTTATCTCCCCAATATAGTAACAGACGTTTATAAAGTTAGACGTGGACGTTGGATTGACGTTAGAATTTGGTCACGCATTGATTTAGGAACTATGAGAAGAGAGGATATGTTCATTACAGATGCAAATTATTGTGAAGTTAAAGATTTCCAAATTATACGATTCGTTCCTCCAACAAACAAATATTTTCAACAATTAGTAACAGAATTTAATAAAACTGCACCAATGGTTAATTTTGAAGAAATAAAAGGAATTGAATTTATAGAAGAGAAAATTAATCAAACTCCTGTTGAATTAGAACAAGCAAATCAAGAGCAAGAAATTTTAGATCAATTAGAAAAAATTAATAGTAATTTAAATTTTGATGATGAGAAATGTGAATGTGATATTAAAGAAAGTGAGGAAGAGTTGTTAAATGAGTGTAGTTCTTTAATAAAAGAATCAATAGAACAAAGTCAAATGGACACTAAAGCTCGTAAGAAAAAAGCTATAGATAGTTGGGAATTGTAAAGGAGAGATTAAATGGATAATGAATTAAGAATTTTAAGAGATGAGTTAGACTCTGACCGAATAATTGAATTAGTTTATTATCTCGGCGCAGATAGACATATGGAAACAAATGATGCGATTATCTTTCCAACAATCTGTCACAACTATGATACAGAAGAAGCGAGTATGAAATTATATTATTATAAAAATACAAAATTATTTCATTGTTATAGTGGTTGTGATGAGACTTTTGATATTTACGAACTTTTTGAAAAACGATATAGTTTGTTACATAAGAAATATGATTTTTATAAAGACGTATTATTAATAATTAACAAAGATTATAGACAATCAATGTTGACTGATTTTGCAGACATTCCATATGAAAGAATTAGCGATAAATATGCAAGAAAAATTCAGTCAATTAAATTAAAACATTATAACCCAAATGTATTATCAGTGTTCAATAAATATTATCCAGTAGAATGGCTTGAAGATGGAATATCAAAAGATGCTATGGATAAATTTAATATACTCTATTCAATTTCTCGTAATAAAATAATCATTCCCCATTATGATAAAGATAATAATTTAATAGGTATTCGCGCGCGTTCTTTAAATGAAGAAGACATAGTTATCGGTAAATATATGCCGATTAAAATAGAAAAAACATTATATTCTCATCCTTTAGCATATAATTTATATGGATTAAACTTCAATAGTAAAGCGATAAAAGATAGTGGTTTTGCTATTGTTTATGAAAGTGAAAAAGCAGTGTTAATGCAAGAAGGTATTTTTAATAATAATTCTGTTGCAGTTTGCGGCAGTAATTTTAATAAATATCAAATCCAATTATTAATGGATGCTGGAGCGCGAGAAATTATCATAGCTTTTGATAAAGAATTTACAAATCGACAAGAACGAGATAAATATTTTCAAAAGTTATGGGATAAATGTGTACGATATAAGAATTACTGTCAAATGAGCTTTATATTAGATGATTATGGTTTATTAAATCATAAAGATTCTCCTATTGATAGAGGTCAAGAGAAGTTAATTCAATTAATTAAAAATAGAATTAAGGTAGGTTAGTTAAATGCAATATATACAAAAAAAAGTTAGACAAGATGTTAATGATAACTTTCTTTTTAATTTATTAGTTGATAGAGGTATCATTAATAATTCAGAAGAGGAATTTAAACAATTTTTATATCCCTCTAAAGAAAATTTACTAGATCCATATTTGTTGGATAATATTGGTGAAGGTGCTGATTTATTAATTAAGCATTTGAATAATGATAGTAAAATTCTTATTATTCAAGACTGTGACCAAGACGGCATAACATCTGCATCTGCTTTATGGAATTATATTAAGAAGTATAAACCTGATACGAGTTTATCTTATAAACTCCATGAAGGCAAACAACATGGTCTAGAAGATCAAATGGAAGATTTACAAGATTCTAAGCAATTTGATTTAATAATATTACCAGACTCTTCAAGTAATGATTATGAATATCATAAAATTTTAAAAGAGGCTGGATATGATATATTAGTACTTGATCACCACGAAGCTCCACATTATAGTGAAGATGCTATTGTTATAAATAATCAATTGAGTCAAAATTATCCAAATAAACAGCTAACAGGCGCGAGTGTCGTATATAAATTCCTTTGTGTACTTGATGAAAAATTGGGAATTGACAATGCAGATTATTATCTTGATCTTGCGGCAGTAGGATCAATAGGTGATATGGCACAAGTTACAACATTAGAAAATCGTTTTATTAATGCCTGGGGTTTAAGCCATATTAATAATCCTGCATTAAGAGAATTAATTGAAAAACAATCTTTCTCTATTGGTAATACTTCAAATTTAACACCAAATGACATAAGTTTTTATATAACACCAATAGTAAATGCTCTTATTAGAGTTGGTAGTATGCGAGAAAAGGAAATTTTGTTTGAAGCATTTGTAGATGGAGATAAAATGGTTCAGTCCACAAAGCGTGGTGCAAAAGCTGGTCAATTTGAATGTTTAGCTGAACAAAGCGCCCGAAATTGTGTTAATGCTAGAGCTAGACAAAATAGAGAAAAGGAAAAAGGAATTGAAGCTTTAGAGATTCAAATTTTTAATAATAACTTAGATGAAAATAAAATTTTAGTTGTAGATGCTTCTGATTTACATACAAGTACAACATTAACTGGATTAATGGCAATGAATATCGCCGCAACTCATAAAAAACCAACATTATTAGGTAGACAATGTTCTGATGGCTATTTCCGCGGCTCAATGAGAGGATTAAATGATAGTGAATTGCAAGATTTTAAAGCATTTTTAGATTCAAGTAATTATATGGAATATGTAGAGGGACATAAAAATGCGGCAGGATTTGGAATAAAAACTTCACAAATTAATAAGTTAATTCAATATGCAAATAAAGAACTAGAGTCTATTGATTTTAATAGTGGTTTTTATGAAGTGGACTATATAGTTAATGGTAATTCTGCTAAATTAAAAAAGATGATATTAGAATTAGGTGAAGCATCAAATCTATGGGGACAAGGCAATCCTGAAGGATTAATTTTGATCGAGAACGTTCCTATAGAAAAGTATGATGTGATTGGTAAAAATGCTGATACACTTAAATTTACATTTAATAATACCACTTATATTCAATTTAAAGCAACAGATACAATAGAGAAAATTCAGCAGATGAATGGTGCATTCAATGCTACTGTTGTAGGTAAACCAAATATAAACAATTGGAATGGTGTGAGTACACCTCAAATATTAATAGAAAATATGGAGTTTAAAGAAATTTCTAATTTAGATTTCTAATTCCTATTGATTTTTACCAGAAAGTATGATATAATATATATAGAAAATGAGAAAAGACCTCAGGAGGATTTAATATGGAAGAGAATATGATTATTGGAGCAGAACTTTTAGAGAGAACAGAAAAGTATAGAATTGATTCAGAGGAAATGGTTACGAAGTTTATTGAGCAAATTAAAGAAAATTCTTTTAAGGAGGGATATGAATTAGTATCATATGGTTCTGTTAAAAAAGAAAAGAAATCAAAAGGAGAAATAATTGATCAATATTGGGTTACATCAGTAAGAAAAAAATATAATTAAAAGAAAGGAGAAAAGACAAGATAATTTAAAAATAAAAATTATCTTGTCTTTTTTTATAGAATATGATATAATATTTATAGTAAATAAAGAAATGGAGGATGGATATGAATAGTCTTAATGAAATCGCAAGATTTGATAATCATTCCCATAGTGAGTATTCAAATATCCGTTTAATTGATTCAATTAATAAAATCCCTGATATGATAAAAACTGCTTATCAATTAGGTATGAAAGGTTTAGCATTAACTGACCATGAATGCTTATGTGGTCATTTAAAATGGTTACAAGCAGAAGAACAATTAAAAAAAGACGGAATTATATCTCAAGATTTTAAATGTGCTTGTGGAAATGAGATTTATTTAGTTGATGATAGAACAAATATTGAAAAATATTGGCACTATATTTTAATAGCAAAGAATAAAGAAGGGCATAGAGCATTAAGAGAATTAAGTTCAATAGCATGGTATAATAGTTTTTCATCTCGTGGTATGACAAGAGTACCAACAGAAAAGAAAGAACTAGAACAAATATTAAAAAAATATCCACACAGTTTAATTGCATCCAGTGCTTGTTTAGGAAATTTTCTTGACGATAGAGTATTAAAATTAGTTAAAGCTGAAAATCAAGACGATAAAGAATTAATTCTTCAGTACAAGAAAGAAATTGACGAGTATATACGTTGGAATATTGACTTATTTCAAGACGATTTTTACATTGAAATCGCCGCGGGAACATCAAAAGAACAAAGAATTTTTAATAGTAGAATAAAAAGTATTGCACAATGTTATAAACGTAAAATTATCATTGGCTCAGATGCACATTATTTAACATCTAAAGAGCGCCCAGTTCATAAAGCATATTTAAACTCTAAAGAAGGAGAAAGAGAAGTAGATGAATTTTATAAAGATGCTCACATGATGGATAATGAGGAGGCTTATGAAAATTTAAAAGATTTTTTCTCTATTGATGAGTTTGTTGAGATTTGTAATAATTCAATGGAAATTTATAATAAAATTGAACATTTTTCATTAGAACATACTTCAATTATTCCTGAGATTGCAGTTATAAATTATCCTAAAAAAGACTTTAATTTATCTCAATATCCAATTTTAACTTATTTATCTCAAAGTGATAATGAACAAGAAAGATATTGGTTAAATGAATGTATTAATGGATTAAATGAAAAAGGTTTATATAATGAAACTTATTTAAATCGTTTAGAAATTGAAGCAGATATAATCAAAACAGTAGGAGATAAATTAAATGATATTTTGTTTAAATATTTTAACACTTATAAACATTATATTGATTTATTTTGGGAATGTGGTTCAATCGTAGGGCCTGGAAGAGGTTCAAGCGTTTGTTTCTTATCTAACTATCTTTTAGGCATCACGCAATTAGATCCTATTGTTTGGAAATTAAAGGAATGGAGATTCTTAAATAAAGAAAGATTAGAATTGCCCGACGTTGATACAGATGTCAGTCCAAGTAAAAGAAAAAAGATTTTTGAAGCAATTAGAGAAGAACGTGGAGAAATTAACGTAGTACAAGTCTGTACTTTTGGTACAGAAGGTACTCGTTCAGCAATCGCCGCGGCAGGAAGAGGTTATCGTTCAGAAATATATCCAAATGGATTAGAGGTGGAAACAACTCAATATTTAAGTGGATTAATTCCTCAAGAGAGAGGATTCTTATGGAGCATTCATGATGTTGTCTATGGAAATGAAGAAAAAGATAGAAAACCAATTTTAGCATTTGTAAATGAAGTAAATAAGTACCCTGGACTATTAAATATAATAGAATCAATAGAAGGATTAGTTAATAAAAGAGGTCAACACGCAAGTGGTGTTATCATGTATAATAATAACCCATATGAAACTGGTGCATTAATGAGAAGTCCAAACGGAGATTTAACAACTCAATTTTCATTACATGATGCAGAAAAAATGGGCGATGTAAAATATGATATATTGGTAACAGAAATTTGTGATAAGATTACAACTTGTATAGAATTAATGCAGAAAGATAATGTAATTCCAAATAATCAATCTTTGCGCCAAATCTACAATCAATATCTTCATCCTAGCGTTCTAGATTTAGAAGATCAAAGATTATGGGATGCGCTTGGTAACGGCGAAGTATTAGATGTGTTCCAATTTAGTACTGGTGTTGGATTAGCAACAGCAAAACAAGTTAAGCCAAGAAATCCTATAGAGTTAACATCAGCAAATGCATTAATGAGATTAATGGGAGAGAAAGATAAAGAACGTCCATTGGATAGATATTGTAGATTAAGAAATAATATGGATTTATGGTATAAAGAAGTTAGAGAGCGAGGATTAAGCGAAGACGAGATTAAATTATTAGAGCCTTATTATTTAGAAAATTATGGAGTTCCAGCCTCCCAAGAGGATTTAATGGAAGTATGTATGGATGAAAATATTGCTCACTTTACATTAGCAGAAGCAAATATGGCAAGAAAAGTAGTTGCAAAAAAAGATATTAAAAAAGTGCCTGAATTAAAAAAGAAATTCTTAACACAATGTCCAAATGAATGTTTGGGTCAGTATGTATGGGATACAGTAATGATGCCACAAATGTCATATGCGTTTGCAAAACCTCATGCTCTCGCTTATAGTTTTGTTGGTATTCAAACTCTTTATTTAGCAACAAATTATCCATCAATATATTGGAATTGTGCTTGTTTAATTGTTAATGCTGGCGGTGCAGATTTATTAGAAATAGATGATATAAATGAAGAAGATGATAAAAAGAAAAATAAATCAGTTAACTATGGTAAAATTAGTGCGGCGATTGGCGAATCAAAGTCAAAGAATATTAATGTTCTTCCTCCTGATATTAATAAATCAGATTTAATTTTTAAACCAGATAAAGACAGAAATGCAATTATCTATGGAATGAAAGGTATTAATAGAATTGGCACTCAATTGGTATTAGATATATTTAACAATCGTCCTTTTGATTCAATAGAAGATTTTCTTGAGAAAGTTAAAATTAATAAAGTTCAAATGATTAGTCTGATAAAAGCGGGAGTTTTTGATGAGCTTTATAAAAATCAAAATCGTAATGAAATCATGGATATGTATTTAGAATTAATTGCAGATAAAAAGAAAAGAATTACATTGCAGAATATGCAAATGTTGATTGCAAAAAATATGATTCCTCAAGAATTAGATTTTGAAAGAAGATTATTTAACTTCAATAAATATATTAAAAAATCAAAACATGATGATTATTATAAATTAGATAATAATGCTATGAGATTTTTCTCTGAAAATTATGACATTAATTTACTTGAGCAATTAACAGTTGAAAATAATGTTCAAACAGCTTATATAAAACAATCAATATGGGATGGAATATATAAAAGAGGAATGGAAAAAGTAAGAGTGTGGATGAAAGCCAATCAAGAGCAAATATTGAATGATTTAAATCAATCATTATTAAATGACGTAGCAGAAAAATATACAGAGGGATCAATTTCAAAGTGGGAAATGGATAGCTTAGGATTCTACTATCATGCTCATGAACTAGATTCATTACAGAATGGTTTATATCATGTAGTTAATTTTAACAAATTACCTGAAAGTCCAATAGTTGAAACAAAAATTCAAAATAAAAATGGTGATGTCATTACATTATATAAAATTGTACGTATAGCTGGAACAGTTATCGATAAAGATAAAAATAAAAGTTCAGTTACATTATTAACAACTACTGGTGTTGTTACAGTAAAAGTTTGGAAAAATCAATTTGCACAATGGGATAAACAAATATCTCAAAGAGATAGCGAAGGAGTAAAACACGTAATTGAAAAATCATGGTTTACAAGAGGAACTAAGTTAATTATAACTGGTATTAGAAGAGGAGATGATTTCATTCCTAAAAAATATAAAAACACTGAATATCCATTATTTGAAAAGATAGATGAGCTAAGCGAAAAAGGAATTATCATTCAATCATCAACAGAAAGAATTGAAGAGGAGGATTTATAATGGTAGTAGGTTTATATGACCAAGATTTATCATATCCAAATTATGTCCCAAACCTTGAGATGATGAAAGTTTTTAACTTTCATCACTCAAAAGGAGATATAGTAAAACTGATTCAATATCCTGAAAAGGAAGAGCTAGGTAGATATAATCAAATATGGTACTTTAAAAATTATTTTAATACAAAATTTCAAAAAACGATTTTGGCGCAAGATAACGTAATAACATATGGGCAAGGTATCATAAAAGCTTTTCAACCATTACCTATTGAATATCAACCATATTCACCTAATTATCTAGTTTATTCTCTACTTAATAAGCCGCCGAAGATATTGACTAAAGTTGAAAAACATGGTATAATAAGATTAGAAAATCAAGATTTGACTGGATATAAAGAAAGCAAAAGGAGTATTTATATTGTAGATATCAATCCATTATATGTAAATGGCTGGGATTTATGTCAAGAATTAAAAACACATCATAATTTAATTTTCTTACATAGAACCGCGGCGAAAGATTTAGAAACATTTTTACAATGGTATTCAATAGCAACTGCTAATAGAAACAACATCGTAGTTGAATTTGATTATACTGATGAGTTCTTTAAGGAATTTATCGATTTAGATAGATTAATTTTTTCATACCCTGATTTTACACAAAAAGATTTTATTACTTTTCTTAATCAATATGTTAATAATATCTACTATAGTATTAAAAATAATAAAACTCTTAGATATGAAAAAATTTATCAACCACCAAATAATGAAATGAAATTTATAAAATTAATATGGGATTGGTTCTTATCAAAAGAAAAAGTTTCATTTTATAAATTTTATGAAAATAATAATAAGGAGTATAATTTCATTGAAAAAATTTTACAAGACAAAAAAGATATTAGATTATTATTAAAATCAAATCCATATAGATAGGAGGTATTTAAATGTTAACAACCTTTGAAATTCAAACTCAAGTGAAGGATATAATAAATGAGTTAAATAATTTAGTTCATGGAGGAACTTTTACTTATCAACCTAAGATTGAACAATTAACAACTCAATTAAATATAATTAGAAATGGCTGCCCACATAGTTATAAAAATGGAAAATGTGAGTATTGTCAAAAGGAGGAAACAAATGAGTAATGAAGTAATGAATGAAATTAATTTTTTAGATGATAATGGTAAACTAAAGCCACTTGAAGTAATTTTAAATCAAATTGCTGAAATTTATGATGAAATTGCTGAAGAAGAAATTCCTCAATTGGGTGGATTTTTAGATGAGATTTTATCAAATGAAAAATTACAAGATACAGAAAAAGCTTATGAAGCAGTTGATTTCTTAGAAAGATGTCTATATTTAAATCAAGAAATTACACCAGAACACGCTACACTAATATTTAATTCAATTAAATTTTGGAACTTAGCTGATGAAATGGATGAGATACCAGTGGCAGATAGAATCCCAATTAAGATTTATATTGATACCCCTGGCGGCGATTTATATGCAACACTATCAATTATAGATACAATTGGATTATCTAAAACTCCTGTACACACTATAACAATAGGAAATGGATTTAGTGGTGGATTTTTTATTGGCATTAGCGGCCATAAACGTTATGCTTTTCCACATTCATCTTTCTTATTCCATGAGGGTTCTTGCACATATGAAGGAGACGCTCATAAATTTAATGAACATGGAGAACATTATAAGATTCTATTAAAGAAAATTCGTAAGCACGTTCTAAATAAGACAAAGATAGATGAAGAGTTTTATGATAAGATTCGTAAAGATGACTATTGGTTTACGGCTGAAGAAGCCATTCAATATGGCATTATAGATGAAATTGCAACAAGTTTAATATAATGGAGGATTAAAATATGACTGATAATTTAAGAGAATTTTTAGTAGCATTAGGTAATGGTGGAGATGATTTTGTTAAGCTTATAGAGCTAGATGATAAACAGTTTGAGATAAGTTATCCATCTATAAAGAATATATTTGCAGAAACTTTTAATTCAGTTGAATTTAAAGAATCATTAAGACAACAAATTATAATTACTCCTCATAGTTCAATAGAAAATGAGCAAAAAGGTATTGATACAATTCTTGATGAGATTAATGGTGATGATAGTCTTTCTGACCTAAAGAAAGAATTGCTCATATACATTGTACAATCATCTTCTGCACAAGCATTAGACTATATGCAAAATCCATCAAAGAGAATTGATATACAAATTGTTAAGAGTAATCCAGACGCAGTAATTCCAACTTATGCTCATGATGGAGATGCTGGTATGGACGTTTATGCACCAAGTGAAGTTACTATTCCAGCGGGCGAAACAGTGATTGTTCCTACTGGTTTAAAGGTTGCTATTCCTATTGGTTATGAAATTCAAGTAAGAAGCAGAAGCGGTATGGCGGCTAAAACAAAGTTGAGAATTGCTAATGGTGTTGGTACTATTGATAGCAATTATCGCGGCGAAATTGGTGTTATTTTTGATAATATTGGTTCTGAAGATTATACAATTAATAAAGGCGATAGAATTGCTCAACTAGTACTAAACGAAGTTCCAATCGCTAATTTCATTGAAGTAAATGAATTAGATGATACAAATAGAGGAGAAGGCGGCTTTGGTTCTAGTGGTAAATAATGAGTAAATTAAAATATGATGATGTAAAACAGGAGGTAGTAAGTAGTGGTTGGGATTTAATCTCAACCACTTATTTGAACCTAAAAAGTGAGATGGAATTTAAATGCCCTAATGATCATTCTGTGTTCCTATCTCTTGATAAATGGAGAAGAAAACCAATCTGTCCGCTCTGCTCACAGAATCCTCATTTTAGCGTAGATTGCCGCCCCGTTAAAAAAACAGGTTTTAGAGTATTAGCTTTTGATCAAGCAACAATTACTAGTGGATGGAGTGTGTATGATTCAGGCCATCTCATAAAGTACGGAAAATGGCAATCGGAAGGAAATAATCATACGGAACGAGTTAGTAAAACGAAACAGTGGGTGGCTTCAATGATTGAAAATTGGCATCCAGATATAGTTGCTTTTGAGGATATTCAATTGCAACAATTAGAGAGTGGTAGAAATGAAAGTGTTACTACTTATAAAAAATTAGCCTCATTACAAGGTGTTTTGATTAATTATACCTATGAGAAAGGAATCCCATTCTCTGTTGTGCCGCCTGGGACATGGAGAAATTACAATCAAATTAAAGGACGCTCACGTTCAGATCAAAAGAAAAATGCACAAATTAAGGTTAAGACTTTATTTGATATTAACGTTACTAATGATGAAGCAGACGCAATTTTAATTGGACGATATGTTGATTATGTTCAATCTCAAAGCCAAATGGTTGAATTTATATAAAGAAAAGGAGTAGATTAAAAATCTACTCCTTTTTATTTTACCAATTTTTCATCATGTGGATGTGTTTTTTAATAACTTCTTTCTCTTTATCTGTACTAGCATAGTCATAAAGTTCCTCAACAAATGAACAAATAGTTTCCATAACTACACTAATGCCTGCAATTTTATCCTCTTGATTTTCGCCGCTAAGATATTCATCTACGCCATTTTTTATTTTTGTAGTGTATTTATGCATACGACTATGGAGTGGACTTGTTTCTCTTGTTCCATATGAGCCACTTGCTTCCCAAGTACCTGCTTGTTCATCAACAGAGTAAGTCATTTCCTCTCCTTTTTTAGTCTTATAATCATAATAACAACTCTCTTTAATATCTTTATAAATATCTATTAGCTTAAAAGTTGCATCAAGATTTGCGTTTGTAATTCCTTTTTCTCCAATAGTATGGAGTTCTTTTTCTACTTTTTTCAATAACTGTTCCATAAATTATTCCTCCTCTGTATTTTCAGTATTTGTTTCTGCCGTACTTTTCGCGGCAGCAATAGGTAAAGATAAAATGCTAGAACAAGAGGAAGAAGAATTTCTACAAACTGGTCCAGTAAGCTGGAATACTCCACTTTGGATATTTGTATGAACTACTGTAGAGTAACGTGTTCTAGATTGAATTTCATAAGCATTTACATTTGTACAGTTACTATTGACTAGTGGATATTGAGTTGTACCTGTACCAATAGTGATCACAACATTCGCCGCGATAGTTGTAGTTGTAGGAATTGATTGTGCTACTATTATACAATATTTTTCATCATTCTCATAATTACCACTAGGTATATTGATGATTAATGTTCCATTAGAAAACGTTACACTTTGTGAAATTATTAAATGCTCACAAAGACATTTTGCTGTAGGACAACTCATACGTCATCCCTCCTTAACAACAACCGCAACTATTGTTATTATTGAATGTACCGTTGCCGCCAAATCCACCTAGAGGGGCAGACATATAAGGACTTTGAACCAAATAAGCTGGGCGTGCAACAGGTTGTAGTTGATTAATTATATTGCTAGTTTGAGCTTGCTGTGATAGTTGGAAATTAGCAGATTGTAATTGATTCCTTAGAGCATCCATCTCAGATTGAACTAGATGGTTGATGATTCTATCAGTATTTTTATCTGCATTTGAGATTATGTCACAAGTGGATTGAGCTAGAGCATACTTTAGATTTTCCTGTCCGTTCTGTACGCCGCAGAATCCTTGTTGCATTGTATTTTGGATACCATTAAATGATGTTTGATTGTTAAAGTTGGATTGCATTATGGATTCTCTTGTTTCACAACAGCAATCTTTCATATTATAGTTAGTTTGTGCTAGTGCACTTTGTACTCCGTTAAAGCCTTGATTCATTGCGTTTTGAGTGCAATTGAAACCTTGATTTAAAGTGCTTTGGATTCCGTTAACACCTTGATTAATTGACATTTGTAGTGAATCGGAATTTTGGTTAATAGCATTTTGAATATCAAACTGACCTCTTACATTTGATACTTCATTATTATAAAAACCATTCTGCATTTGTGATCCTAGACCAGCGATTTCATTACTTGTTGTATAGAAACCTTGGCAAAGACCATTTTGAACTCCTCTAACACCATTTTGTAGGTTATTAAAGTTAAAAGCATCAGTTACTCCTTGCTGTGTAGCTGGAGTGCAACAAGCATTATATCCATTGTTGCCGCCTAAATT